ACTCAGTGGCTTTTCGTTTGCGCGCGTGGCGTCAATGGATGGAAGCGGCCAGTGGGGCGGGGGCTACAACTTCGACTACAACCTCGGTGCTCCACGGCACGACTCGTCAGGCGCCCAGAGTGGCGTGGCGTACAAGGGCGGGATTGTGCAGTTCTTCGCCAGTGGTGTACAGACCGCAGGCACGGCTGCTGTGCTGCGCGCGCAGGTCAATGATACGGGCCTGCACGTCAGCGGCCTGCTGGCGCCACTCGTTGACAACGTCTACGATCTAGGCTCGACGTCGAAGCGATTCAAAGACGGCTATCTGTCTGGCGTGCTCTGCGTCGGGACGAATCCGGCAGCGACGGGTGCAGTGCGGCTGGCGAATAGCGCAGCCCTGTCTGCGCGCAATGCAGCAGCGACTGCGGACGCACGGTTACTGTTTCTCGATTCAGCAGACAGTTTCATTATTGGGGATGGCGGTCAGGCGAATGCGTTTCTCGACTCCAAGGGGCCCATTCGCCTGCGTGCGTTTGGCACAACGCACCAGTATGTCTTTGATGACTGGGGACATTGGACGCCGACTGACAACGTCAGGCACCTGGGCCACCCATCGTTTCGTTGGATCGACGGCTATTTCGCAGGCTTCGTTGCCGTGGGCACGAATCCAGCGCAGGTAGGTGCGCTGCGTCTAGCGAGTGGTGCACGGATCAGATGTCGTAACGCCGCGAATTCGCGCGACATTGCAGTCGCCGGTGTCGATAACGTCGACAACGTGGTACTGGGCGATCAGAATGGCTCGTCGCCCGTGTATGTCATCGCTAGTGGCGTGCCGATCATCCTGCGCAATCAGATCGACGCGACGACAGACATCACGTTCAGCGCCAATCAATTCTATCCAGCCACGACAAATCTCGTCGACATCGGCCATACCGCACTGCGCTTCCGCAATTTTTATCTCGCCGGCGCGGTGCGCTTGCTCAACACCGCGCAGGTGTCCTGGCGCAACGCGGCGAACAGCGCCGACATTACACCACTTTATGTGGACGCGTCCGACCGCGCGATTCTTGGCAACGGCACCGCGTACACGATTCTCTACTCGGCCCTAATGTCGCTCCCTGACTCGACCAACGACCTGGGTAATCCGTCGATGCGTTTCCGCAATATGTTTCTCTCTGACGTCGCGAGTATGAAAGTGCTCCGACTGGCCGTCTCGCCATCAGTCAGCGCCGGCGCGGGCATTGTGCAGGTCGGACTCGTGGATGCCGGCGGTGGCAAGAGCAAGATCGTAGCCGTTTTTCCGACGGGTGCGCCCGTCACGATCGCAACAGAACCATGAGCACCGAACCGCCACGCCCTGCGCTCGATCACGACCAGCAGGTCGCCATGCACCGCGAAGCGATTCTCCGCCGCGAGGTGACGAACCTGTTGACCACCGTGATCCACCTCGAAGCCGAGAACCGCGTGCTCCGAGACCAGTTAGCCGCGCGGGCACCGGCCGTCCCCGCGGAGGGCACGTCATGACGGTCCTCGAACTGTTCATCGTGATCGTGTTGATCCTCTGGCTCGCCGGGTGGCTCGCGGTGCCAGCGATCGGCAACCTGGCCCACGTGCTCCTGGTGGTCCTCCTGGTACTGCTGCTCGTGCGGGTGATTCAGGGGCGGCGGCTATGAGCGCACGTGTCACGTGGACCGGCCTCGATCAATTGCGGGCGGCGCTGCGCGCCCTCCCCTTCGAGCTGGCGGCGGACGCCCGGCACATCGTGGAAGGGACCGCCGAACGCGCCAAGGCGGAGATCGCCCAGGCCTATCAAGGCCACCATCACAGCGGCAATCTCGAGAAGGGCCTGACCGCGACGATTCGGCCGACGGGATCGTTCGGCGCGAATGCCACGGTGCGCAACCGCGCGACGCACGCGCACTGGTTCGAGTACGGCACCCAGATCCGCAAGACCGGCCTGGGCTGGAACCGCGGCCGGATGCCGAGCGGGAACGTGTTCCTCCCGCGCATGCAAGCCGCCAGGCGGCGGATGTATCAGGAGTTGATCGCGCTCGTCCGCGCGGCCGGCTTTGAGGTCAGCGGGCAACCGTAACGACAGCAATGGCGGACTCTTCCGAGATTGACGCGGCGCTCGTGGCGACACTGGCCAACGACCCCGAGCTCCAGGTGTTGTTGCCGGATGGTGTGTTCTTCGATGAAGCTCCGCCCAACGCCACGCGGTTCGTGCTCTGCACTCTGGTGGATTCGACCGACGACCGCGTGTTCAACGCCCGCGCCATTGAACATGTGACCTATCGGGTGACGGCCCGCGTGTTGTCCTCGGTGCCGGGCGGCAACATCAAAGCGGCGGCGGCGCGGATCGATGCCCTGCTCGAGGGCGGCACGCTCACGATCCCGGGCTACACGCTGATCGCGATGTATCGCGACATCACGTTGCCGCGGGTGCGGCTGATCGAAGTGGACGACGTGGATCCGACCGTGCGCTGGTTTCACCGCGGCGGCCACTATCACGTCAGCGTTTCACTCTGAACGGAGGACGCCATGCGATTGCACGGCAGCAAGGGGCAGATTCTCATTGACGATACGCCGAGTGGGACGCCGGCGCCGGTGCTCGTGGCGTCGCTCAACAAATTCACGATCGAGATGAACCGTGATCGCGTGGATGCGACCTGTTTCGGAGACACGAATAAACAATGGCTCCAGGGGCTCCCGAACTATCAGGGCTCGATCGGTGGCCTGATGGACCCGGATGTCGCGCCCGCGGGCAATTTGATCATCTTCGACATTGCGCTCGGCGACGTCGCGTGTTTCTTGAAACTGATTCCGTCGACGCTGGCGGCGACCGTGTTCTTCTCGGGCCTGGCGTATCTCGATGCATCCCTGGACGTGTCCTCGAGTGGCGCCGTGACGGTCGAGGGGTCGTGGGTCGCGGCCGGCCCGTGGGCGCTCACCAAGAGTTAGGGGGCGATGGAGACGCCGCGCCTGGACGGCGTCCCCCGGCGGCCGCAGGTGATTCGCGGGGTCGTGGGGTTGATCACCTGGGAGTATTACGAGGCCGCGCGGCTCGAAGGGTTTCGCGCGGTGCGGGTCGCGGGCACGTGGAGCGTGGTGGGCCGGGTGATCCAGTGCGACCCGTTCAAGATGCGGCAGCAGCCGTTGTGGTTTGTCGTCCCGCTCGCCACCGGCCGGCGGATTCGATGGGCCATCGAGACAGTCACAATCGCCGACGGGCGCCTCGAGGCGCGCCTGGGCGCGATGGAAGGGTAACCGGTATGGGGCGTTGTCGCGTCGTGCGTCCGGCGGTGGTGCGGTTGGCGTTGTCCGACGGCGATTATCTCGACGTCAAACGGGAACTCACCGCCGGCGAATATCACCACCTGCTCGCGTCGGTGGCGCCGCCGCAGGACATCGGCCGCCTGCCCCAGCTCCAGCCGCTCAACTTCGGCATGGCGCGCGTGATCGCGTTTGTCGTCGGCTGGTCGTTCACCGGCTTGGACGATCACCCGCTGCCGTACAGTCTCGAGTTGCCGGAGGCCGACCGGCTCGCCACCCTGCGGTCCCTCGACAGCGACACCTTCCGCGAAATCATCACCGCGCTCGACGCGCACGAGGAACAACAGGACCGCGAAAAAAAAAGTCCGCGGCCCGCATCCGCAGTGACCTCGTAATCTGTCGCTTTATGGGCTGGTCGTACGCCGACCTGCAGGAGGTACCGGCGGCCGTGTATGAGGTGCTCGTGCAGATGATGACCGAGACGATCACCCGCGACGCCGACGCCGAGCTCGAGGACCTGTTCGCCTCTGCGGTGTAACCCGTCATGCCTGTCACGGGTCATTTCGTCGCGGACTTCACCAAGTTTCACACCGCGGTCGAACAGGCCGAGGTGAAGCTCAAGAGTTTCGACAGCAACTCGAACAAGGTGGAGTCGTCGCTGTCGCGGATGACCAACGCGTTCAGCGGGACGCGGGTCATTCAGGACGCGACCCTGATGGCCGCGGCCATCGAGAAGGTGGGCGGCGTCTCGCGGTTGACCGATGCGGAACTGCGGAAGGTCGGCGCCACGGCCACCGAGGCGGCCGCCAAGTTGCGAGCCATGGGCGAAGGGGTGCCCGGGACGATTCAACACATCGTGGACGCGGCCGCGAAACTCGATCCCGCGCTCGCGAACGCCGGCAAGGCCGCGAACCTGTTGCAATCCGCGTTCGGGCAGTTCACGGCGGCCGGCCTGGCGACCCAGGCGATCAATCGCCTCACCAGCGAGCTGCTCAAGTTCATCGAGGTCGGCACGAAGATGCCGGCCATGGAAACCTCGTTTCTGCGACTGTCGGCGGCGATGGGGCAATCCAGCAGCGTCATGTTGACTGCGATGCACCAGGCGAGTAAGGGCTTGGTGACCGATTTCGACCTGATGCAAAGCGCGAACAAGGCGATGCTGCTCGGCCTGCCCATCACCGAAGAGTCGCTCATCTCGATGACGGAGTCCGCCGTCGCCCTTGGGCGAGCGATGGGCCAGGACGCGACGCAATCCCTCAACGACATGATCGCCGCGCTCGGCCGCTCCTCGCCCCAGCTTCTCGATAACCTGGGCTTGATCGTCGACGTCGCCGACGCGAACCAAAAATACGCCGACGAACTGCACAAGAGTGCGGAGACACTCACGGAGAACGAAAAGAAACTCGCGTTCTACAACGCGACGATGGACGCGGCCCGCGCCAAGACCGCACAGCTCGGCGAACAAACCCTGCAACTCTCGGAGCTGATGACGAAGGCGTGGGTGTCGATCAGTAACACGATCATCACCGCGATCGGCGGGATCGATCGCACGCTGGGCCGGGTGCTCACGAACATGACGGAAGCGGCGCGGTTCTTCGCCGACTGGATCCGGTTCGGCCCTGGGATGGCCGTGGCGTTGAGCGAAGCCCGAGCCGCGGCGAACGAAACCGGGCCGGCCGTGCAACGGGTCGGGGACGCGGTGCGGAACGCCGGCAGCGCGGCGGCGGGAGCGGCACCCGAGATGCGCGGGTACGCCGACGCGCTCGGGGAAACGTCGCGCCAGGCCAAGGCCGTCGCCGACATCGAAGGGTCCCTCGCGGCGGCACGCAAGACCCAGCGGGAGGAACGCAAGAAACAGGCGGACGAGGACAAAAGGGCCGCCGAGGAGGAAACCAAAGCCGCAGACCGTCGGCGCAAAGCCGAAGAGGACGCCATCGCGGCGGAACGGAAACGGCTCTTTGGCGAAGAGGACATCGCGAAAGCCGAGCGGTACGTCAAGGCGGTCGGCGACGTCACCAACGTCACGAAGATGACCACCACGGCCCAGGACGAGCTCGCCACCCAGATGCACAAGGCGATTGAGGCCCTGGTGCTCACCGGGCGCAGCTCCGATGTCCTCATGGACAAGTTCATCGCGTTGATGATCGCCGCGGAAGCCGCCTCCCGCCGCGCCAAAGAGGGGTTCGAGCAGTTGAAAGAGGAGGCCGCTGCGACGTCGGCATGGGTCAAGAAATTGGCCGACGATACCGCGGCCGCCGTCGCGAACATTCCGAAGGGCGGGAACATCTGGGCCACGGGCATGGAGATTCCCCCTGGCGGCAACATCTGGACGAGTGGCATGCCGGTGCGGTCGCCCAACCTTTGGGTGAGTGAACCGGGCGCCATGGCGGCCGCCGCCGGTGCCGCGGGTCGGAGCCCGGTGGCCGTCACGGTCAACGCGCAAAACTCGTTCTACTCGACACCCGAATCCATCAATCAACTGGCCGACGTGGTCGGGCGCGCGCTCCTCTCGCGACTGCCGAGCCGATGAAACCCAAGACCAAGGCCCGGCTGAACGTCGCGCGCCTCAACGCGTTTCGCCTCAACTATGTCTTTCCCCTCAAGACGTACGTGGCGATCGGGGCGGCACACCGCCGCGCGCGCATCGCCGGGATCTCGGTGCGTGACAATCTCAATGAGCAACCGAGCATCGCCACGCTCCGCGTGCACGGGTTGCCGGTGCCGCTCGAGGGGCAAGCGCTCGCCATCGGCCTCGGCGCCGTCACCGGCTCGGCGCTCATCTTCCAGGGCCGCATTCTGACGGTCGCCCAGGTGTACGAAACCGACGATCCGGATCACATTGCCTGGGACCTCACGGCCGAATCGAACGAGTGGCTGATCGGTCGGCACATCGCCTCCGTGCGCTACCTCAATCAGAGCGCGACGACCATCGCCCTCGACCTCATCGCGCGCTATGCGGGCGAGTTCGCCCCGTCAGTGCAGACGGGCCTCCCGGTGGTCGATGAGATCACCTTCCTCAACGAACCGCTCGGGGACGCGTTCACTCGCCTGGCGAAACGCGTCGGCGGGGCGTGGTTCGAGTGGAATCAACGCCTCCACTTCTTCATCGGCAATCAGGGCAGCTCGACACCCATCACGGCGACCGCGCCGCATTCGATGGCGCACATCGTGCGCACCGTCGAGCTCAGCCCGACCCGCACGCGCGTGTATTGCCAGGGCGGCGGGAGTCGCGCCAGCGTCGACATCGCCGCGGGGGCGACAGTGGCACCGGTCGAAGAGGATGTCTGGTACGCCGACGGCGGCGGGATGGTGACCATCGACGTCGCCCGTGGCCTCACGTATGGCGGCATCGTCCGCGGGGGCGTCGGGAGCAACGTCGTCGGACAGGCCGGCCCGAGTGGCGCCGGGGGCACACCGACGGTCGCGTACGACAACTCGGTGGGCGACGTGCTCGGCCTCGTGTCGTACGTCATCACCTGGGCAAATTCGCAAGGAGAGACGACGCCAGGGCCGGCATCGGGCACGATCACCGGCGTCGTGGTGGCGCCGCCGGCCCACAGCGGATCGGCCGCGGCGATCGGCCTCGGCTACGTGCACGCCGGGAATTATTCGTATCGGTGCACGTTCCGCACGAGCCGCGGCGAAACGACCTCGAGCGTCACCGGGCCATCGATCACGGTGACCGAGGTGCAGCCGCCGACGTCGTCTCCGTCGCTCGGCACCGGGGGCTTCGGGCGCCTC